AATCAGAAAAGGCCTGATTGTCGACACTGGGTTTAGAAAGAAGAGCGGGTCAGGGCGTAGTCAAAGAGTAGTGAGGGCCGTATGATGGAAGTTATTGGCTGGTTCCTAGTGCTATTACTTGGATTCGTAGTAGCCGGGATTGTCTCAATCTCAATACTTTTCTTCACAGACATATGAACACATGGCAATATGCACTCATTGAGCGCACACCAGAGGGTGACATCGTTAAGCAGATAGATGTGACTGAAGAAGTCATACATCTATACAAGCAAATAGAACTCTTTCAGGCATGTAGCGATGCCCACATAAAGAGAATCTTAGGCGACCCTATACACTGAGGAAAAGGGCCCTTTCATCGATACGGCGGTTTTGCAGGCCTTTAAGTATCTTCCCCCCTGCCATGCAGTACTTTAAGAGTTCTTCGCCAGCACCCGCCTTATCTCCACGTATAACCTTTTGACGGAAGGTTGATCTTTGTAGTGTTCCCAAACCAACATTGAAGCTAAAGCTGACGCAAGCATCATATTCACCTTGGGTAAGTATGACTGGAAGAAACTGGACCACTCCACGCTCAAACCTTGCAAGATCACTTCTGAGAATTCCATCTACTTCTTCCTTTGAAAACGTGCGGTTATCTTCTGGACGCAATTGGTAAGCGCCTCTTTGATCCATTGGTAGCTTGCCTTGATCTGGGTAAAGAACATGTCCGACTCCTATTGTCCAAAGTTGTGCTGGGCAACGATATGGCTTGAACCGCACCCCCTCATGGTGCTTGATCATCTCTACAGCTTTTGGGCTGACGTTCATTTCTTAAACGCCTGACCACCAAACCAAAAGCTTACGATACAAGCCCAAATAATCTGGGTTTCATCGTCCCACAGTTGGTTGAGTGCTACATCAAAAGCAACGTCTGTGTGCCATGCGTAATAAAAACCAAAAATCTCAACAAACATAAACATAATGAACATGCCGTAGGTAATGACGCTACGGGTAGCGGCTCTCATGTTGATCACCCAGGTACTGGCACCCTCACCAAGGGCTATATCGTGGGCATAGAGGGCTTGGCGCTCTTGCATAGCTGTCTGGGCATTGGTGACCTCTGCATTTATCTGGATTTGCTCAGTCTGTATATGCTCAATACGTTCCTGCGCTTCAAGTCCAGCTTTCTTCAGGGTCAACTCACGCTCTGTTTGCATTGCCGCAAGGGCTAACTCATGCTTTTTGTCAGCACGATCTTGAAAAAATTCAAGGATTTTTGGGAGGCCCCCCATTAGGAAGCTGACCAGGGATGAGAACAGGGTTATCATTTTTTTGCCTTTCAAGTTGTTTACGGTCGTACTCTAACTGTTGTCGCAAACGCTCCATCCGTTCAATTTGAACTTTGTTTTCTTTTTGTGCGGCAAGGGTGTCGTAATAGATACTGCCAATCAATGGGAGCATCAAAACAAACACCAGGACCATACAAACGAGCGCAATTAAAAACCCCATCTTACTTTTCGATCCATCACTAGAAGACTGAAGAACAGGGCGAGGTAAAGGAGGAACACTATACATACTGCGGCGTAAATCGCTTTGTCCTGTATTGCGCTGATTACCCTTCTTCGTTGCCATGCCGCTTCTCTTTGCCTTTGTTCCTGCGCCAACCTTGCTTCTTCTTGCTCTTCAATGATCTGAACTCTCATTGCGTTAACCCGTGTGTACAAGTTACCCAACTCGGGAGGACTTTGATACACCATGATCTCTCGGATCTCTTTGGCTAACTTCTCAAACTGTGTCTTCGCTAACTCCCTGTTTAACGCAGACTCCATGATGTTTTGGTTCGGGTCATAAACAGTTTTAGACTTCTCTTCTTCCTCTCGGATGTGGTCAGCAAGCTGTTGTTGGACTTTGAAAAACTGAGACAGATTTGCCGCCAAATCAGCCACAACCTTGTTCTCATCCCAAACTTCAGGTTCAGCCTTCTTGGGCTTGGGCGCAACAGCGGCAGTGGGCTTGGGTTTCTTCTTGAAGAATCCAAAAAAACCTCTGACTTCTTCTGCAATTGCTTGTACTTCTTTTGCCGCCTTTTGAGCAGAAGCAACAGTACCCTTTACCTCTTTGTATAACTCACACCCTTTGCGGATAGCGGCAACACAGCCATTTGCCATCGCCAGTAGAGTGAGAGGGTCCACATCAGGGCTTGTCTTGTTTGTTGTCTAGCTTGTTAAAGATCTGTTTAAGGATGTCTTTGATCTCTGCAATGTCAGAACGATAGTCATCTTTTGTGACATATGCGTGAGGCATCTCATTGATCTTGTCTTCCAGCTTGGTGATCTGCCGGGTCAATGTGTTGATCACATAAACAGCAAGGAACCCAGCCACGCTGACGATAGCATTGAATAGTTGTTGGACATCCATGATCATTCCATCAGCTTGATTGGGTTTAGCTTGCGAATATCGCCGCCAGAACTAGAACGCAGATTGCCCACGCCGCCAGGGCCTGGAACAAATCCACCGCCAGAAGGTGGAGGCACAACAGCTTTCATTTCTTCTCGAGGAATGATGCCACGTTCTTTTCTAACATTCTTAGGAATATCAGAATAAGATGGTTTGATCATTACGCTCTTGTACTTAGACATAAAGTCATCGTAGCTAGTGTATGGGTTACCTTTGTTGTGAACGTCAATAAAGTCTTTGGCCCCAGTCACACCATATTGATTGACCAGCCAATTCATTCCTTTACCCCAACCCTCTGGCATGTCAATCTTTGGCTTGGCAGGCGGTTTGGCAGGAGGCTTAGGTGCCTCAGTAGGCGCTACAGCAACAGCAGAAGTAGGCGCTGTCTCTAAAACAGGCGCTACGGGTGCCGCAGTTGGTGCCACAGGCGCTGGAGTTGCTTTAGCCGCTTGCTGTGCCTCATAACGCTCAAACAACATCTTCTCAATTGGATCTTTGGGCGTTACCTTTACAACAGATGGCGCAGGCTTGGCAAACTCTGGTTCAACAGGTCCAGAAACAGGCTTTTGACTGGTATCCATCATTGGTTCAATCTTGCGAATGGACCTATCTGCAATAGACTTAGATGGCTCTTTAGGCCTGTTACCAGATTCGCCCTCACCACCAAATGCTTTATTTGCCAACCAAGCAATCGCTGGTATTCCCGCCAATGGCAACAAGCTTTCCCAGTTTTTTGTAATGTCGCCAACCAAATTTTGAGTAGCCGACTGAGGTTCAGGCGCAGGCATTTGCTCTTGCAATTGCTTGTTTGCTTCTGCTACTTTTTTAACCAGATTGCTTGCATTTGGTGCTTTAGCAACAGGTGCAGTAGGAGGTGCAGTAGGCGCTACAGGCCCAGGAACCAACGGTTGTGTTTGGACTTGTGCAGGCGCTTGGGTTGGCACTTGTGCAGGCGCTTGGGTTGGCGTACCACCATAGATAAATTTGTCAGTTTCTTCAACAGGAAACTCAGCGTATTTTGTTGCCATTTATTAATCCCCTGGTGACAGGCCAATTTGGTTTCTGTTGTTGACCATCAAAGAACCTTTGGGAGGACGGATTACTCTGCCCTCAATATTTGATCTCATTTTGTGTTCAAAGGTGTTGTTGATTGCTTTGAAGATGTCCGACTGTTGGAAGTTTTGAGCAAGAGAATCAACATCAAACGATTTACCAGTCTTGGCTTGCTCTCTTTGTGCTGTATACAACTCTTTAGACCATGCCGCCATCAAAGCATTGTTTCTCTGTTGGCTAACACGATTGGCAATCATTGCATCAGCGCCACCAGTGTATGGATCTGTGTCTGGCACAGTATTCCAAGTAGGTGGTTTGACATGCTCTGGAATGTTTTTGTAAGCAATGTCGTTGGCGGCATTCAAAGACTGCAAACGCATGAAGTCTTGGAATTCTGCTGGGCTTTTAATGACACCTTGCAACTCTTGCTCCAAAGCCGCTTTTAAAGTCTGTTGCTCTTGAAGCATGTTGGCTTGTGAAGATGTCGCAATGTTTGCTTCACGCCCAGAAACACCAGCTTGAGTGCCAGCAGAAGTGCTTGCTCCCATAGAACCACCAGCAGACAGTTTGCTTCCAGGTGGGGGCACACCGCCTTCTCCTGCGCCCTGCATACCAAACCCACCAGATACGCCAGCAGTCTGACCAGCAACAGCTTGTCCAGATGCATTGACGTTCATAGCTGTTTCAGCAGTCTTGCCAGATGACCCAGTAAGCTGATTAAGCCTATTTACAACACCCAGGATCTTTTGTCTGCGCTCTGATGGAAGCGTTGAAATGTAATTGAGTACAGGCTTTAACTTAGTGGTTAATTGCAGTTGTTGGTCAATGTTCTCATTGGCACCACCAGCAAGTCGAGCGGCGTTATAAGCATCATTGGTTGCTAATTGGAATTGACTACGCAAACCTTGTTCAGCCAACAATTGATTGTTTTTGCCGTTTACCCAAGGCGCTGTTTGCAATGCTTTCTTGTCGGTGTCAGTAAAAATGCCACCCTTTTGATCAAGATTTTTGATCTGATCAGGAGTTAAAAATTTACCTTCACGGTTTTTAATGCGACCCGTATAACCAAAGTCGTTTTCTTCACGGAAAAACACTTCGTTGTTTAAATCCCTGGCTTCTTTTTCAACAATACCGCCACCATTGAACCACTTCAATGCTTCGTTGTAGTTGCGCCCAAGGACGTTGACGATTACCTTATCCCATTGAGTTTTTTGGTTGGGACGATATTCTTGAGTTTCTGTATTGTGTTTTGCAACAGCGTCAGACAAAGCAACCCTAGCTTGTGGGCTACTTGCGTTGTTTACGTTGTTGACAATCGATTTAAAAGTTTCTGGATACTCAAGAGTCACTTGAGCAACACTGCTTGAAACCCCAGGCACAGCAGGCTTAACCGATTCCTTCATGGCATCAGGGCCACCAGAATATTGTTGTGGTGTTGAAGGGGGCGCTACAGGCGATAAAACCGCTGTGTTGTTATCAGGATATGCCATGTTTCACCTTTTAAGCCATTGCGATTGAAGCTAAGTTACCCAAACTACCCAGGCCTTGCAACAAGCTTGATTTTTCATCTTCATCCAAGCCATATTCATATTGATAGGCAGGCTGTGGCGCTGGAGCGGCAGGTGCCATTGGTGCGGTAGGAGCTTCAGTAGGAGGAACAGGTTGCCTCATGTTTTGAGCAGTAGACATTGCCCCGCCAAAATTACCAGCGCCAACTTGAGTTGCAAAATTGCCTGCGTTAGACATGATGTTTTGCACAGGTTGAAGTCTTTGATTCAGATATTGGTTGAAATCCTGGGGAGGTGGAATACCTTGCTTTGCAGGCGCTTGCTCCATCTCGCCTGTTTTGCGATCAAAACCAGCATATCCAGCCCAATCTGAATATTGTTTAGGGTCAGCAAAAGTAAAAGAAGCCATTTTTGTCCCTTAAATCTTAAAGCCCATGCCTTTGCTACTTTGACCACCAGACGTTGTACCGCCCTGTGTGCCAGCAAAGTTAGGTGTCGTAGATTGTTGAGGCGTACCAAAGATCACGGATGCATATTTGGAATACACATCTTGAGGTGTTCCAGCAAACCCAATCCTTGATGCGGCAGACTGTTGTGCGCCAGAAAGGTTCTGACCACCCAGAGTAGCCAGTTGTTGTGCGGCGGCGGCTTTGTTAGCCTGTACACCAGCACGGGCAGAAGCGGCGGCAGTGGCTTGGCGTTGCTCTTGCAAACTACCAATGTTCTTGCTAGCCAAAGCGGCCCTAGAAGAACCCAAAGCACCAGCACCACCATACCCAGCCACCTGTTGGTTAACTAGATCACGCCCAGACTCAATGCCAGACTGCAATGCGGCTCTAACTTGTTGACTTTCATATTG